AGTGGAGAGCCTTCTGGAGAAGAAAAGTTAGAACAATTGTTCGATACTAACACAGGAATTAAGAGTGCTTCTTTACGAGCTGCACTGTCAGCAGCCGAAAATAGAGATGAAGAAGCAGCTATATTAGCTAAATTTGACATAGGCGAAGATCAATATGTGCGTGATAAGCGTGGCAGATTAGCTCTAACACCTGAAGGTGCAGCTAAGTTCGGACAAAAAACAGATAAAAATATACTCATAGATGAAGATGGTTTCAGTCGTTATGACTTAGCCGATCTTGCTGGTATAGCACCAGAGCTTATCGGTGCAGTTGGTGGAGCTATAGCAGGACAAATCGCTATACCTATTCCTGTTCTTGGAGCAGCCATAGGTGCTGGTTTTGGTGCTGGAGCTGGTCAAGGAGTAGAAGAAATTGTTGAAGCTGGAGCTGGTGTATCAAAACAATCAGCGGGAGATATAGCTAAAGACATAGCAACAGAAGCAGCTATAGGTTTTGTTGGAGATGGATTGTTTGGTTTACTTGGTAAGGCATTCGGTGTTGGTAAAAAATCATTACAAGCTGGTAAAGAATTAACAGCCGAAGAACTTGAAACAGCAGCTAAATCAATTGATATGGGTATATTGCCTACGTTGTCAGCCATTAGAGCGCCATCAGTTATTGCAAGAGCGCAAGGTATTGGAGAAAAAATATTTAAGACATCTGATCGTTTAAAACAAAACAACGAAGTTATGTCTAAAAAGATAAATGAATTTACTCAAATGAGTGGCTCTAGTACGGCAGATGAAGCTGGTGAGGCTTTGTTGCGAGGTTTAAAAGAGGATAATGCAGCCTTACTTAAAGCGGAAGCAGAAGCAAGAAAAGCTGTGTTAAAACAATTTGAAGATACAGCAAATGCGTTTGCAAGTCCTGGTATGACTAGAAACCCTGATATAGATAATCAAATATTTGAACTTTTTGTAAATGCACAAGAAAAGTTTAATAAAAATATGAAGACAACATTTAAAGCTGTTGATGAACTTATGGGAGAACAACTTGGTTCAAGAAACTTTATTAGTATAAAAGATTTACAGCCAAAAGTTTTAACAGCATTAGATAGTTTAAAGGGAGCAACTGGTAAATCTTTTGAAGATGCTAAAGGACAGTTAGGTTTGTTAAAATCATTAATAAAACAAAGAGGTAATAAAGCATCTTTTAATCAATTGTATAACACTAGAAAGTCTACAAATGACTTAATTATGTCTGGTGATGCAACTGTAGGCAGAGTGTTAAAACCTATCCTAGATGACATAGACAACATAATGAGCCGTGAAAATTTAGAGATTACTGCTCAAGGTGCAAAATTAACAACTGATGAAGCAACAATGCTTACCAAAGCTGGAGAACAATTAAAGAAAGCAAGAGCTGATTTTAAAAAAGGTAAAGATATACTCGAACAACTACAAGGTAATGCAGTATTAAAAAATTTAGAAGACTTTGTAAAAACAGGTGATAGAGATGCCAGACGTTTAGCTGTTGATCCTCAAATATTTAGAGATCTAATTAAACCAAACAGACCACAGTTCTTACAAGGAGCTACAAAAGTTTTAGAAAAATTTGGTAAACCTGGTGATGTTATTAGATTCAGAGAAGAATTATCGAACAATTTTGTTAAAGATGCTTTAGCTAAATCAGGAATAGATTCTATGAGTCCTAAGGATTTTAGCGGTAAAGCATTTGCTGATGCTATTGATAGTTTAGGAACAAGCGGAGACGTATTGTTTGGTGGAGCAGATAAATATAATGGTATTAAGGCTTTAGCTAATCAAATAAGATTAACTTCAATAAATAAAATGGATGACACTGTTATTCAAAATATTGTAGATCAAGGTGGAGATGACACATTAAGAGGATTGTTAAATAGTGTTAAAGATGCACAAGTTAACTTAGGTAATTTACAAGCCAGTAATGTAAGAAACAAGTTAGCTAATGGCAATCTTAACGCCACTGAAGCTGGCGAACTAATAGCAAATAATTCTACAAAAGCCACAGATATAAATGATATACTTACCTATTTCAGAACACAAAATGATGAAGAATCAATAAAGAAAATTCAAGGTTTCTTTATGAACAGTCTTATTAAAGACTTTGGTGAAACTGTTATGACAGATAGTAAAAAGCTAGGTAAGTTTGCTGATCGTATGTTAGAAGCCTCAAGAGGTGGTAAATTAAATGAGCTTTACGGTGATAGAATGGGTAAAGACATGACAGAGTTTGCTAAAATATTAAAGTTTAATGCAAGAACTGCTGAAGGTGGTGATCTTGTTGCTGCTAACATAGCAGCCAGTCCATTACAAAACTTAGGTAAGTTGGCAAAGTTTACTGTGCTAGGTAGGTTCTTAACATCCGCTCCTTACTATAGTCAGATAGTAAAACAATATAAAAACGGTGTAAGAACAGCAAAGACAGACGCAGAAAGAGCTATGACACTAGGACAGGCTATAAGAAACTTCATGTCACAAGCACCTGGTCAAATGTTTCAAGAGAGTGTAAGCGAAGGTGCAGATCAATTAGAAGCATTAGCAGATAACTACGGAATTACCTCTGCAATAGAAAATACAGCTAATCAAGTCCGAACAAATGTTCGGAATCAAACGCCAGCAGGTACAGGAATAAACGTAACTCCACCCGCAGCTAATACAGGATTAGGAGCAATAAACGTAAATTCACCAGGCACAGGACAATTATTAGGTCTAAGCCCTATAAATCAAGCAATAGCAGCAAGGCAAACACCATGAACATAGATGAGTTAAGAGAAGAATTAAAAGAAGATGAAGGTTGTAAGTACGAAGTATACTTAGATCATTTAGGATTACCTACGCATGGAATCGGACATCTTATCACTGAATGGGATGAGGAGTATAATAAACCAGTAGGCACACCAGTATCAGAAGAACGAGTAAATGAGTGTTTTGCTAAAGATGTAGAAGTAACAATATCTGAATGCAAAAAGTTATTTGATACTTTGATGATCTGCCAGAGGAAGTACAAAAAATATGTGCGAACATGATGTTTAATATGGGTCGTCCTCGTTTGTCCAAATTTAAGAAATTTTGTGCCGCCATAGCTGATGAAGATTGGCTTGAATGTGCCGTGCAAATGGAGGATTCGAGATGGCACAAGCAGGTCCCCAATCGTGCAAATCGTTTAATAAAAAGAATGGAAGCTATAGGTATTAAAGAACAAGTAGCTTAATTATTAAGTTTACCTAAACCTAAACGAGTAACATTATCGTCTTCCTTAAATCTATTTGAATAATCTTTATCAACCCATATACTAATTTGTTGACGAATATTACGCCTTTCATCGTCACAAATACGTTTTAATTTGTGATAAGTGTCAGTATCTATACCAATTGACTTGAATTTTTTTGGATCTGCCATTACAATAACTCCCATGTATTACAATAATAAACGAATTATAACCCGAAAAGTTGGGAAACCCAACAAGTATTTCGCAAAAAAAACTGTGGCTATGGGTCTAAGATTTGATTCTAGATGGGAAGCGGAGCGTTGGGGTCAGTTAAAAGCTATGGAAAGAGCTGGTGTAGTTGACCAATTAGACAGACAAGTTAAGTATGAATTAAAAGTAAACGATCAAAAAATATGTGATTATATTGCTGATTTTACATATTTATTAATAGAAGAAGATGGATCGTCCAAATTCATCGTTGAAGATGCTAAAGGTGTTCTCACGCCTGAGTTTAAGTTAAAGAAAAAACTTATGCTTGCCATACATAATATAGATATTTTGTTAAGTTTTAAAAAAAAATGATAGATCAGGTATTGACTTTATTGTAACTAGTGCTATATGTAGAGTATCTAGCGTAAATAAAACAAGGAGGTCAATCATGACATCATTTACAGATTATTTCGAGATGAGCGATCAAAAGCTCATAGAATCTCGAAGATCTCTTGAGAGAGAGATGGAGTCTTTGAAGAAAGACTTACAGACTATTAACGAAGTTTTCGAGCATAAGTTTGGTAATACTGCTCGTGACAAACTTAGAGAAGCTGGTAAGGACTTTGGTTCTACTAGTTTTATGATAGCAAATAATATTAAACTTAATGCTACATTCAGAAAGAAAGTAGAGTGGGATCAAGTTGGTCTTATGACGACACTTGATACTCAAATGAATGCAGACGATGCAAGACACTACGGTAAGATAAATGTTACTGTAGAAGAGAGAAAATACTCATCTGCTCCTCCATTTATCAAAGCTCTTCTTGAACCACATAGGACTGTGGATCTAGCAGGTGTAACATTTAAATTGGAAGAGGTAGAATAATGGCATTAAATATTATTACAGCCGAACAGCGTATGGCTGAAAAAAAAGGTCATAAGATTGTTGTGTGTGGTCAGAGCGGAGTAGGTAAAACCACTCTTGCTCGGACTTTAGATGCAGATACTACATTGTTCATGGACTTAGAGGCAGGTGACGCAGCCATCGAGGGGTGGCCCATTGACGTTATTCGCCCTAAGACATGGGCTGAATGTCGTGACTTTGCATGTTTTTTAGGTGGTGGGAATCCATCATTAACTGACGATCAATCTTATAGCCAAGTGCATTATGATTATGTAGTGCAACAATATGGCGATCCCTCTGAAATGATGAAGAAATATGATACTATATTTATCGACAGTATTACTGTTGCTGGTAGATTATGTTTTCAGCATTGCATGGGTCAACCCGAAAATAGGACTAGAAACGGTACAATAGATACTCGTGCTGTTTATGGTATGCAAGGTCGTGAGATGATGTCATGGCTAACGCACCTACAACATATTCGTGAAAAGAATGTAATTTTTGTTGGCATTCTTGACGAAAAGGTTGATGATTATGGTCGCAAACTATTTGAA